ACGGGGGCACATACCGCTTCCAGTTCGAGCCACCCTTACGGATGCCATACACGGTTTCCTTCTCGACATACGTCGAGGTGTAACCCGTATAGGTACGCCCATCAAAGGTAAACTTGAACCCTTCACTAGAACCTTCATTAGTGACACTTGCGAGACGACCCGTACGATCGAGAATTTCACGACCGATCTTGGTTGCCTCATACGCCAGCCACACACCATCCGAAGCAATCAGGCAGTCAATATACTGGCCGTACTTGTTCTTAGCACTGTGGAAGCGGCGCAAGTACTTCCGAAGTTTGTGTTCGGTGAGAACACCAGACACTTCCTTCGTAAAGCTCTTGAACTCGGGATGCAGTGTGAGGTCAATCTGATTTGTCGTATCACGATCATCACCCAGAAGATACTGAGTGTTGGCATTAGTTGTCGCACCAGATTTGAGCCACGAGTTGACACCGGCAAAACCGGAGAACGCATTCGAGCCACCAAGGCCGTGGTCACTATTTGCGTACACGACGAGGCAACCATCGGCAACCACGCCGCCATTCCAGTTACTAGCATCATCCGTTTCGGGATCAACCTCTGACCAAAGTGTAACCTCACCCTTCAACTCATCAATGTGAGAGACGAATACCTTTTGACGGGTAGTCAGGGTTTGGGAACCTTCAGCGGCAGAGTCGTTGAACCGAACAGTGGCACTGGCGTCGTAGATATCGACACGCTGACCAACATAGTACCGATCATACGCTTCGTTATCTGGGGTAAACGTAATGTTGTACCCCCCCGTAGCCAATTCGCTGCTAACTGTGTGACCGGTACCGATCGCGCTCAGACGATAGTCATCGTTCTGGCTCAAGTACCAGTAATTACACATAGTGTGCGAGATGTTACGAGCAAAACCTTCCAACTTCGGTGCGATGACCTCACCAATAAACGCGGGGGTTGCTTCGGCCTGAAGCTCACCCAACGTAAACATAATGTTAGACATCATCGAACGCATGCCGACACCGAGACGGTACGGCATGGCATTCGGACCCTCAGTCGGGTCAGGCCAAACTTGGCTCAGATTTTGTGTGTACAGGCGGGCTCCAGCCTCATCTGTACTGTCACCATACAAGGTGAGATCATTCCTTGGCTTACCCTGCTCAAGAACGCCAGCCATTGATCCCATGAAGACCTTGATGATCTTCAGATCACGACCCAGAGCGTCCGCAGGACCGACACCTTGACTAGTAGAAATGGTGTCGCGCCACACCGGATCGAGACCCGGCAAGAAAACCTCAATGTTCTTGTTGATGACTTCTTCGATTCGATCCTCATGTAGTTCGAGGAGGGAACCGGAAGGAGCAAAAACAGCCATTGCTAAATCCTTTACGCTTTAGTTTTGCCGCCAGCAGCGTCCTCCGCGGCACCCCTAAGCAGGGTGTCAAGGGTCCAATCATGGACCTTGTCTTTCAAGGTACCCATGTCATCCCCTCGTTCATAGGAGGGCGGTGCAACCGGCTTCTTTGTGAACAAATTTTCTGACTCTGCTACTGTTTCCGGAGCCCTCTGGATTTTGTCCGGGTCTCCGATTACCGAGCGAAACTTATCGTATACAGATTGCGCTGCTTGTCCAGCCTCTTCTGCGAACCATTTCTTATCAAAATGTTCACCGGAGGCCCGACGCTTACGCAGGTTACTCATAACCGCGCTTTCTACCTCGCTACGTATGATTGCTTCCCTCTTAGACGCGTCCTCGTCTCCCCCCACTCCAAGGAGTTTTTTGATGAGGTCGTTGGAATTGACAGTGGCCTCGATCGCTGTGTCGAGCTCCTTACGCATCATCTCGGCACCAATCCGCTGCTGCTTGTCTTCGAGGTTAGAGATTCGTTGTTGTTCTTGTTCAGCCATAATTCGTGCCTGCTCCTGCTGGTAATACTGCTGCTCCTCGGTCAAGGGACCTTCCGGGGGTACCTCCTCGTAGGGGTTAGCGGTTGGTTCTTCCTGTTGGTTCTCCAAATTGCTGGTCCATGAAACGTATGCGTCGATGTCTTCGGGGGAGTAACCCTCTTGGGACATCAGGTAGCGGACGGCTTGTTCTCTTTGACCATCAGACGCACTACCCGGTGCTACCAAGATACGGGCGTTGTCTGCGTACTCTTTGAGTCTAGCGGTCTCTTCCCGAGATGCGAGAAGATCCTTGATGGATACTTCTTGTCCATCCACCTTAATGGTGGAATCCAAGTCCATCGCGGGCTGCGCCGCTGCTTCGGGGACCGCTTGCTGCGGCGCATCCTCCGTGTGCTGTTGTTCGGGTGTTTCGGGTGCGTTGTCAGTCATTTATCCGGCTCCTTGTTGTGGGAATGGGATTGGGCCACCGGGCATGTCCGGTGACCCCTCTTGTGGTTGCTGCATCATAGCAGCTTCGAGGGGGCTCGGCACACCTTCGGGCATGGAAGCACCCATGGTTTCCATCAGGAAACCTCGTAGTTTGATGAATTCATTTTGGACTTCCGGGGTGCCCGCTGCCATGAGGGGGCCCGACATAAACGCATTAAGGACGCGTAGTTGGAAGTCGGGTCGTGACATGTGGGGGGTCATCACGATTTGTCCTGGATCCGTTCCGTCCCCGTAGAGAATTAGGCAGTTGCGAACAATGAGTTCGTAGGCGGCTTGTTCCTCTTCCATCCACAGTGCGAAGTCGAGTCCCTCCTTGAGCACCAACAACTTGAAGGTGTCTGGGTCGGCTGTACCAGCCTTTAGCATCTCCATGGCCTCCGCTTTCCGAGCTACCATTGAGCGTGGGCTGGTCTCGCGGATCGTCATCGATACATTCTTGATGGAAGGCATTGGGTTCTTGCCCTGGAATTGGATCTGACTTTTCTCGGGATCGATCACAGCCCCCGCCAAATCCAGTGTGAGCGTGTTGACTGGGATGGGGGTCGGGTTGTCCATGAGGTTCCGGAGTGCTCCTGCCAATACTGATCGGTAACAGGTTCCGAAGGCCTGTTCGATACCCCGACTTGGGTTGGTCATTGCCCGATTGATTTGCTCATCCAAGAAACTGAGGCCAACCGCAGAATCTACGCGCCCCTTCTCGCGGATGAGATCTTGGACCGGGTTGATACGCTCCATGAGATCCTTAGCAAACGCTGCGGTCTTACCGGGGATATCCCCCGAGTTGTGGGGTTGGATGCTGAAAGGCCTGAAGCTCTCGACCACCGGATCTGGCTCGAATGGGAGTACGCGGAGTCCCTTACCTACATCTCGGAGCATGGCCCGATCGTTGTACTGACCCTGAGGCATTACGAGTACCCCATAGCGGTCCATGTCTCGGATGTTGTTGAACAGTGATTTGAGGAGTCGTTCGAGTTCTCGGCTTAGGCTGAAGAGGAGGTCGAAAAGACCTGCACCGTGCCATGTTCCGTTCTCAATGAAGCGAGCTACTCCGATTGGGCAGTATACTTCGAGGTCTTCGAACTCCTCGTCGTAGATTGTGTAATCACCCGAGGTCACAACGTACCTGTCTACTGTGTCTCCCGCCCCATAGGTCCAGAGTTCGCGTATCTTGACAATCGACATTCCGTCTTCTTCACCCGATACGCTGCCTTGCCTGGTATCGGTCCAATAGTCGATCTCTTTGCCGCGGATGGATTCTTCGGTTCCTGAGTCGGGGTTAATGGCTTCTCCGATGCTTGCGGACCACCATTCCATCTCGTTGAGATTTGCTCGAATCTTCTTCTTACCGAACCTCTCTTCGAGGAAGGCAAGGGGGACTGTGCGTTGACGCATGAGTCCCCGAGCCTTCGTATAGTCTTGACCGAGAGAGGGAAACGGAAACAACTCCCTCGGGTGGATGACTTCGAGGTCTGCGGTGAGCCCGATGGTTTTAGCATCGACTATGTGGCCCGCAATACCGCAACACCCCAGCGAGGTGAAAATGTGGGCGAATTGTGTTTTGATTGGATCGAGTTGATCTGATGATACAACGTGATCCATCACAATTTGGCCTACAGATCTTTCACGCACGCTATCTAGCGAAAATCCTTGCCGAATTACTTTCGGTCGAAGGTCCAGTGAAGCGAGTCTCGCAGAGACCCGATCGATAGCTGAGAGCATCTCCTGTGATTGGAACTCCATGTTCCCGTCTTCATCCAGGTAGTGGGGGGAGAGAGCCCCTGTGTAGGGGTCAAATACGTCGAAGCGGCGGGCACCCGAAAGGTAGTGCCACGCGAGGAGCCAGACGGTACGACGGTACGAGAGACGAGACTGTTCTCGCTCAGCGTGTTCGTCAATTATTCTCGCTAGAGCCTGTTTGTTTTTCGGTAGCTTGATTGTGTCTAGAGCCACTCTGGTTCACCTTATTTTTCCTCAACGCCGCGCCCTTGGGTTCGAAGCCGCCGGGTGTAGTTGTCTGTACCCATGTTTCCCTCATCTTCTCAGTGAGCGCCTGTGGCACCTCCGCTGCGGGGCTCTCAGGTACAAACTCATATTGGGACTCGCCTTCACGCGGGCCGTTGCCGTAGTAACACTTCATTAGTTTATCGAAGAAGGCCAAAGGTACAACTACAGAGTTGTTACCATCAAACCCTGGTTGAGGTATTTGCATCATTTTGGGGGTTCCTTAGATCAAGAATATCCTGAATTTCTGCTGCGGGGACTCTAGACCAATCAATACCGTGTCCCAAGAGGTTGCCTTCATCATCTGAAACTTCCCCTTGTTTCATGCGTTCAAGGGGTGTTTGAGGGCCGACGATGGGCTTCTCCAGCTTCGCTAGTCTACCTCTGATTACGAACTGAGACATACAAACGCAGTCTAATTCATCATCATGCTGGAGGCCCCCATCCCTAGCGTCCGGGTTAAACTGTTCGATTTGATCAAATAGCCTACGGAAATAGGATTCTTTTTTCCAAAGAGGCATCTTGATTTTGCCGTGCTCGAACCGGAGCGAGAGTGATGCGATCTTGGCGGTCTTCTCTATGGATCCCGGATTGAGTTTCTTGATGCCTGGAAGGTGGGACACCCCTACGAGATCGCGGGCCTTTGTTTTGACGATGGACTCTAGGGCGTTGAAGAGACCGAGTCCCTGCTTGATAGCTTCCGGATGGATGGTGGGAACCCTCCAGTGATCCGCCATTCTCATGACCTCCCGTATCAGTGCGTCTTCTCTGGACTGTGCTGACCATAGGTCCACCACAAAGAGCTCGTTCTCCGAGTTAATACCCATCAAACAGGCACACTTGAAGTCTGAGTCTGCGGTGGCCGTGTATGAGGTATCGACTGTCATGAACAAGCGGACTGATGCGAGGAATTCGCACATGCGCACACGTTTCACTCCGGAGTCGGAGTGCCAACACACGAGTGTATTGGAGGCATGGGGATTCTTCTCCAGCGCCACATCTACGGCTTCGTACCACCAACCGTGTTGTTCTTTGGAGAGGGATGGGAAGTAGGATCCTTCTCCTTCTCCTGGTCGTGCCATGTATTCTGCGAGGAAGTTCGGGGTACCGATTATCTCCCGGATCTCTTCAAGAGATACACGATCCTTGAGCTTAGGGTTGGAGGCTTTCTCTTCACGGGATGCAGGCCACATGTCGGGCCAGCACGAGACGAGTTGCCCTTCGTCACACTCATAGGCAGCCCGGACAATCATGCGGGACCACAGGTTGAACCTCGCATCGGATGCTACTTGGTTACCGTTGGAATCCATCTCGGTTTGTAGTGCGTGCCACGCATAGTGACGACGACTAACGAAGGTAGCAAGCCAGTCCACACCACAACCCGCACGCATAACCATGGGGAGTACGACCTTGAAAAGCAGGTCGTCCATATACTGACGGATTAACGACATGGAGGTGGAAGCCTTCGGATCATACTCGGGGTCATCAAGTACATAGCGTCTAGGGCGTCCACCGCGCTGACGGGACTCTGCGGATATTGCGCGGAGCCAGGAACCGTTCCGGAGTTGCATCATCTCGGTACCGAACGGTGCTTCACCTCTTCGGGGTACCAGCCGGTTGTCAGGGAACTCCGGGTTCCAATCATCCTGTAACCTCCGGTTGTGCTGAAACTGATCCTTTAGGGCTTGTCCTGTACCCTTCGCGTTATCGTTGGTGGAGGTCGCGTACAGGATTGTGTACATGGGCCTACTCATCATACGAAGTAGACAGGACTTGCGAACCAAGTAAGACTTGGCCGAACCACGAGGCGCGATACAGATGTTCCGGGGAGACGACGCCCAGAGCTTGAGGATGTCGTAGTGGAAGGTGGGGGTTTCTAGGGGGGTATCATCATAGAAGAGTGGTTCGAAATCGGACTCGGGATCCGGGTGCAAGTACCACATGTCAAAGAACCGTAGGGACGTAGCAAATGCCTCCGTTAGTTCCTGTTCTGTTCTGTTGGGACATAACCACAGTTTGCACGCGTTCACACGTGCTTGCCTTTGACCCTCCTCGTTTAGTTCGGGAAAGTCAGGAGGTAGGGGGTAATAGGGATTATTCGCCTTAGGCGTCCAGAGAATTGCCATAGTAGTTCGAGACAGCCATATCGTAGAATACCATGATTCCCGCAAGACGGCACAAGGCTCTCGCCAATGTTTCTGGCGACTCCCCACACGAACTACTCTTCTGTAGTTCTACTATGGGCGCATGAAGCAGCGGATTGAGTTCACCATCATCGTCAAAGATCACATTGTGTGCCACACCAAACAGGTAGTTGAAGGATCCCCCCCACTCCTCCACGTTTAGGACGCCCAGATCAAGGACTGACGGGAGTACCTCGTGGAGTAGCGTCATCTGGTCCATCTTCTGGAGGAGGTGCACCGCCCGCTGACATACTAGAGGGAGCGGGAGTATCTCCTCTTGGAAGGTGGGAGGTTGGGAGGAAGACTTCATGTCTTGTTTGGGACTCTCCTTCGAGTTCTTCTTCTGCTTGGTCTTCGGTTTCATTTTGGTTCCTCAGGTTGGTAAGGAGGGTAGAGGTAGACATCGTACGGCGAACACTGCCGTCTCCGTCTTCCGTAAGTTGGGTTTGTTGTACTTGGCCGATCATACCATTGGCCGTGGCTATTTCCCTGAGTAGGGAGCGGAAATGGCGGAGGGCTGGGAGACTAACTTTAGGGTCGGGATCTCGGACGTGTTGGATGAGGGTTTGGACCTCCTCCATTACGTCAAAGCTGGATGCCTTGAGTGCTAAACCTGCGGCGTCTAGGCCGTAGAATGATGCGATAGCGTTTTCGGCCTCAACTCGTCGGAGTTGGGCGTTATTCAGTTTCTTCTCGATGTTCTTCTTGTTCATTACTCAATATGTTGTGGGCCTTTTGGACCACAGGTGCATACATCTCCCGTGCTTTTCTAGTGTACTCTTCTTGGGCATCCAAGGGAAGTTCCGCTATCCCAGCTCTTGCCATTCTTTCTGCGGCCACCCGGGCAGCTGTTTTGGTTTCGGCTGTCAGGGAACCACCGCTGAGGGTTCGGGCCACAAGTAGTTCGCAAAGGATTGGTTCTAGATTTTCGGCTACGTACGTGGGATCGAGATTACTGGTATTGCCGTCCTCGTAATCGTTTTTGTTGGTATACACGTAAAAATCGGGTCGTCCTATGCGGGTAATCGCTTTTAGTGCTATTAGGAACGAGTTCATCTCGACGTAGGTTATTGGTCCGATTTTTATGAGGGGTACTCGGATGGCCTTACAGAAATCGCGGAATGCGCGCTTCTTCATGTGGGGCCCCATCTCTTTGATGTACCAGTCCTCAGAGAGAAGTTTTATCCCCGCTCCAAATCCTATGTATAGGTTTTTGCTCATGTGTTACCAAATGAGCCTTTGCGTATCGGGTGACATTCCTCGCAGTAGTGCATCTAAGTCGTCAGCACTGGTTGTTCCCGGCGGGGCCGGTGTGTAGGGTAGTTCCCCTGTTTCAATAAACTCTCTGGAGGGGAAAACACCTCCCCACCCGCCGAAGAGACCGAAGGTGGAATCATATACATCCCCCCCTGCGGACCGGGGGTCGGTAAAGACTCTGCCTCCGAAGTCGTACATCGACTTCGCTACTTCGATGGCGGTGTCCACTAGCTCACGCCGGTAGATGCCAGGATTGGACAGAATGGTCTGTACTTCCCCGATAGGATCATCACCGAACCCCCGTAGCAACCGCCTGCCCTCGTCAGTT